TTAACCATTGTTCGTATTGTTCTTGCGTAACGTGTTCACAGCTTGTGTTAATAATAATATTTGCAGGAGATGAATAATCACACATATCTGCTGTTACTGCGGTAAACCGTCCTTCGATTTCCTGACGCTTGTTTACTGTACACGCTGTTTCTTCACATGCAGGGTCTATATCTACACTTGTAATGTGCCTAATGGACATATCACTATTAAATAGCAGATTTGATAGTACTCCGTTCCAGCCACCAAAAATTACTATATTAGATTTACTATAATGCGCTTTATACACTTTAGTTAATTGTTCAATGAGCCAAACTTTACTGTTGACTTGTCCTTTCCAAAAGCTTTCTAGAGTACGATAGCGATCTTCACTATTACGAATAGCATCCATCCAGAATAACACATCTTGTATTTCAACTTTCATACTTTACCTTTGGTAGTTTACTATCTGCACTACTTACGCAAGTAGGAGTAATGCACTTACGTGGCGCTTTAAAGAGCTCAAAGCCGCCGTCTAACGTGCCTAGAGGTTCGTCATGGCAACTGTAGCTGCGCTTAACTTCATTCTCTCTAATGACGCATCCTTGGTATCCTGCATTACAACTCCAGCCTTTGAACTTGTTGAATCCGAAGGAATTAAAGCGTTCTGCTTGATCTACGTAGTAGACGTTACCGTCTTTGTCTTGCAATTCTACTTGCAATAACGGTATTATTTTTTTAAATTCGTCTGGGATTCTTTGTGGGAATCCTGTTTGCAACAAGCCGAGTTGTACATCCGTATATCCGGATACCACACGAGAGGCTGTAGGATCGGACTGTGGCTTGACAGTAACATTAATGCCTCTGGCGGCAAATCGCTGTAAACGTTCGTAAAGCTCTTCAAACATTTCAGGAACCATAACTTGATTGATCGTAATATATACATTATTTTTCATTAATTGGAGACATTTATCCCCAAACTCCTGTTCATTTGCAAACTCTGCATGGTAGCTTGCTGTTATACTTCTACGTTGCAAACTGCTTGTAGATTCTAACCAGTTGTTCCACCATTTGCTTCCTGGGCTTAGATTGGTTGTCATGTGGATACTCTGGTACTCAGGAGCTGTATCACTACAGTAATGGTCTATAACCTTCCCAAAGTATTTATATGCAGTAGGCTCACCTCCACTAAAACTAAAGTGAAAGTCAGTAAAGCCGTTTTCTCTTGCTTGGCGCTTTATTTCGTCAATTGTGTTAGTATATACTGCTAAATCTTGATGATCAGGAGTGCTGCTACGAGCATAGGGCCAGCAATAGCTACAATTGTAGTTACAAAACCTAGCAAGGATCCAACTAACTGTAAACAAGTTTGTGTTCAACAGCGTCTTTTGGCCGAAGCTTGTTATATCTTCAAATGGTATGTTTTGAAAATTGTTCATATAGCCAGTCAAAGTCGTTTATAAGTTTAAGGTCAGCATTATCAGAAAGCCCAAACTCCCTGCCAGCATTAGCACCGGCAATAGCATACTTTCCATAAGTTTGATCCCGTCCTTTGGACTGCCAAACTGCAAGCCTTTCTTCAGTTTCTTCATTGTTTTGCCTCGCAATAGATTTACTGCTTAATTTTGCACATTCTCTAAATGCGCTGCGCCATGCTTCAAATGGACTTGTGTTAAATGCTGTAATATTTGCAACAGCATCTACGGCAATAAACTTTGAACTAATACTTGTAGTCATATCAGGCTTATTTGTATCCATATCAATAGTTAATTTTCTTGGAAATAATTTTACTCCGCCGTAGCCGTATTCTAAATGGTTGATAGGATTTCTGCTGCGCCAAACATGTACGTGATCTAGTTGATGATCAGGAACAACATAATCAAAGTTAAAGTCGTCCATAATTATTGCATCAGCATCTACAATCCAAAACATCTTAGTAAAACATTTCTTTGCTGCTTTAATATGTGCTTGGTGTATTCCTTTAATTCCATGCACACGTTTAGCCATAGGAAAGCGTAACTTTAATGCAGCGTAGTTTTCATCTGCACTAAGTTCTTGATAACTTATGAATACAATATCATACATGTGTTATTATAGCACCTATTAGTTTGTTTGTCAAGAGTAATTATTATAAAGATCAGTAAATTCAGGAAACGTTTCTAAAAAATTAGTTTCTCGACGTTTGTCATGTTGATCAAAATACTTAACTAAGTTGTGGCGGTTTCTATCAAGTGCCTCAGGACTACTTAAATTCCTTGCTTGTAACGCTGCTAAGTTACGTTCAGCCTTTTCAATTTCAAAGTCATAAAATCCTATAAAATTATCAGTATTTGCATTTGCTTTCATAAATGCAATTGCATCTACTAGGTAATGATCAAATTCTTCTGGTAAAATATGTATTGCCTGCCATGCTGGATTTCTTAATAGCGGAATATCAAACCAAATGCGCTGACGCGGATGTATTTCATAATCGTCATGTGTGTTGTAAGGGTCGTGTATAGGAACATATTTGATTCCTTGGGCATCTCTGCTATATTCAGCCCTTAATGAAAGAATATATTCTAAAAAGTTTTTAAACTTAGGTACACTTAGCGCATTAAAAGTATTAATAAATGTCATTGTTGTGTTAGTAGTTTCTGCTAAGAATGTGTCTACATTAGTTTGCATAACACTATAGTCTAATCCAGATCTAATATACTCAGCTTGCTCGCCTACAGAATCAACACTAACAAATACAGCAACATTTTTCAATGCCATATTAACATACCAGTTGTTACCTGATCCAGGATTAAAGCGTTCATCATCTTTCCAAATTTGTATTTCTTCTAACTTCTTTAGTTTGTTAATAAACTTAGTCATTAGCTCAGATTTAGGAGGACAAAAGTTACTAGTTACACTAACTTCTAACCATGCGTTAGGATTTTCATAGATGTAGTCAAGTACTTTAAACGTGTTAACATCCATTAGAGGCTCACCGCCTGTAATACGAAATACTTCAAGTTTCTTATATAAGTCAGGCCACCATTTCCAAAATGCTGTTACATACGGATTATCTGCTTGCTTACCCTTTAGTGGCATTAATCCATCTTTTGCTAGATACTCAATATTATTATGTTGAGCAGATTTACCTTTATTATCTATAATGTTGTAAGGACCAAACTTATTAACTTCTTCTTCCCAAGCAGTACTAAGGTGCGGAGAACAATATGAACATTTTAAATTACATGCTTGGTTAAAGTTTACTTCTACATAACGAGGTATAACGTCACCAGTGTCTAACGATTCAATTATATCAGTTTTAGAATTTTGTGCCCATTGCTCGCCGCTGCGATAAATCCTATCACTACGCCCGCCTTGGTCTTCAATCTTCCAGCAATAAGAACAGCCCTCAGGTCTTTCGCCTGCAAGCATTTGTTTGCGTTCTTTCTTTTTTTGTTTAGTGTTATGTAACGCACTTGGATTGTCTACTATTTCTTTAACATCGATTTTATGTAACGGAGGATGATAACAACTGTGTGTAGTACCGTTAGTTAAATGCATAGACATTTGAGACCACTTAGCGTAGCACATACTTGGTGAAATACGTTTTAGTTGATTTTCAGCAATATCTGCTGATTCGTTATAATCGCTCATTTAAACCTTTTCCATAAATATTTTGCTATTTCTTTATAATTACCTAGACCAGGGTGAATACAATCTCTAGCTTGATTATCAATCATAAATTGTTTGTCAAGATGTAAGGGACTTCCCGAAAAAAATGATATACTGGCATATTTACATCTACCTTCCCATAACCATTTGCCCATTTGTCCTTCGTAAAATGAAAGTCCTGCTTCGTGGGACGGATCTGCAAAAGTATTTTTCCATAATTGTTCAATATCAATCATATCACTTGGTCCTTTGTCTAGTCTTGGGCCATTAACTTGTAGACCGTCCCATGGACCTGCATGGTAAGGGTTATGTTTACCAAAGAATTCAAAACGATCCGAAGTACTCCAATTGTTAACTACAGCATACGGTGTGCCAAAGTTTTCTAGTAAGTTAAGATTGTTTTGTAACATTAAACTATTTGAGCCGCCACCTACTCCTAAGTTAACTACTTGTCTGCCTGAATATTTTTCTAAGTATGCTGATAATGTATGATCGTCATCAACACCAATTCCATAAGTACACGAACACCCAAATATTACAATAGCGTTTGGCCAATCTACTTTATCCCATTCATAAGTTCGATATCCATCTCTATTTGTAGTGTATCTAACTTCTTTGGTATGATAGAGCCATTCAGGGTTATTCTCTTTTATTTTTTTATTCTTTTCAAGACTTTCGAACCTGTCGCCATCCATTTCTTTAAATGTGCCAGCAAGTTCAGGAATAAAATTAGGCTTGGCAGATTGGGGTTTAAAGGTAAATGGTCTTTTAGGATCATTTATATAAAAAGGTAATGCATCATCTCCAAGAGGTCCTTCTCTAGGTGTTGGTTCTTGCACTGGGGGACTAAGGATATTAAACCTTTCTAATAGTCTTCTTTGTTTTTTACCCATCTTGTTAGTCCTTAGTTATATGTGTATATAATTGATTTGCGAACAAATCATGCGCCTTCTGGCTAGGATGCGAACACGGTGTTACCCATCCGTCTGGACTGCCGCGTCCTAAAAACTGACAATAATGATCTTGTTTATTTTCTAATGTTAGTTCTTTTGATAGCACTAAGTCTATAAAAGTAGTATATCCGCCTGGCTCAAACATTGAGTCCCATGGAAATAAATCTATTAAATGTGTTTTATCACTAGCGCCTTTTATAATTCCGCCTAAACGTTTAGATACTGTCATGCCATCTTCGTTTCGACTAACATGCTGTGATAGACATTCTGTAAAATAATCTTTATCATATCTTCTATCAAAGCCTGGTGTAACTATTAATTTTGCGTTATTAGCTTTGCACCATGTTATTAACTCTTGTACGTGGGCAAGTTGCTCCATTATTTCAAATTTAGGACTTGACAGTTCGTTAGCATAACCTGTCCATAACTGCTTTCTACCGCCCTCTGGCATCCCGTCACGGTCACTAGCAGGCCACATACATTTCCAATTAAAATGATCAGTTGCTTGGTCATTAATAAAATCAAATCTTTCCAAACCGCTTGGGCAATATATAACTATAATTTCCTCTGCTTTATGCAAATCAAGATCAGGATACATATACAATTCTTTAATCGAAGCACGGTTTCCACATCCTCTTATTCCTAAATTAATTGGAGTGTAATTGCCAGCAAAGTATTTTTCACACAGTACATTAACAAATGAATTTTTATACTCCATCATAGTAAAATCTAATTTACCTGTAAAGTCAGTGCCAACAAGGCCTCTGTGCCTTTTTATTAAACGTTTTCTTTCTTTAGGCGAAGCCTGCATTGTAAGCGGCTCGCCTTCGGTAAACTTCCAGTTGTATGTATTATATAACTCGTCATCAACTGCACCTTGCCCTTGTACAAAAGAGCAACCTATTGCAATAATAGCCTTTTTATTATTCTTTAGTTTTTTGTTTATTTCATTAACTTGTACTTGATACATTAATTATTCCTACTCGTAGTGTATTTTTCTATAATGTTTGAATATGACGATATGCTTTCAAAGTGAGACTTAAATTTTAGAAGTTTATAATTATGATCTAAAATTTCCTGCATGCCTTGATACCATTCTATTTTTTCGTTGATAGACATATTGTTTATTCTAGTTAGCTCTACTGTAATTGCTGCCATTCGTTGCCATGTAGGTAGACTGTCATAACTTTCATCAATAAACGGACTAAATGTTTTATATCCTAATTCTCTTAATCGATGCAACGATCCTTGATTACCTGCTATTATAAAAGGATGATTGCATGCTATAGGCTTAAATGTCTTTTCACTAATAAAGCATTCGTTTTCGCTTTCGCCAAATGACGCTTCACTAACAACAGTTAGCCATGTATCTAACATTGTTTCTTCATTAAACTTTTCTAAATAATGGGCGCAATCATCTGAAGCAAACGTTTTTAATCCTTTTATTCCAACAGTTGGAGGTAACATAGGTAGCTGGTGTATTACAGATCTATACTCGTCCTCTGTCATTATTTTACCTTCGTAATTTGTATTCTCAATACGAAACGCATTCATGCTGTTTATGCCATGTTCTAATAAGTTAGCATCAGATAGATGTTTAAAGAACCAAGCACGATGTGCTCTTGGACGTTTTTGTAAAGCACTGTAAGTTTTTATAGTATCTATGTTAGCTAGTTTGTATTCTAACTGC